TACATGATTCAATAGCCTTGTCAAGCGCAAGTTCCATTTTGTACAGCTCCTTCACGGGTTTCGTGCCGTGACTGTCAACTGATTTTGCGTACAAGAACACGTTGGCAGAACCTTTGGCATAAGCTCCGTAATCTTTCATGGAAAGCACATCAACAAGCACCATTTCTTTCCAATTGCTTTCAACAGTGGCAGGCATATTCCCGATGAACAGGTTATCGGATATAGCCGCTTTTGTAAGCAGCATGGAAAAAAAGTTTTCCACTTTTGATGTTGTCTTGTATTTACTATCCATATAATCAGTATTTACCGTTCTTTATAATTCCAAAAGTTGAACCTTTAATTCTGTTACTTAATGCTTTGAGTTGGTTTTGAGCAATGGCGATTACCTCATATTTGTACTTTTCCTGTAATATTTGTCCGTATGGCATTGCGGCTACTATCACAAGGTCAATTCCATCATGAGGCTTATATTTACGTTCAAGAAAATCCGTTATCGCATCACGTCCGTATAGCGGCTCTCTCTCCCAAATTCTTGGGGCTAATGCGTATTTCGTTTGATAACCGCTTTTGGATAGTTTGCCATTAACATATATTCCCCATCCGTAGCTATCATGAAGGTTGTCTGTATCATTTTTATAAGTAACCCTATTCAATTCTTCTGCAATTATTTTGTCAGCTTCTTCCGATAAGAACTTTATAAGTTTATTCAATGAATCTGTCTTAACCTTCTTTGCCATATCTTACACTTCACTCATTTTTATATCAACCGAGCAACCACCAAGTTGACTATATTCAAGCCCTATAACCCTGCCTTGGATTGGTATTGCATAATCCTCGCATTTAAAATTGGTATTGAAACGTATAGGTAGCTTCTCACCAACTTTGCACGGGAAAAATACTTTATAGTCAGCCATGATAGTACCAGAATTAATCAGCTTTGCAGCCTGCTGTATGTCACATTCAGTTTCAAGAAGGATGGTCTCTCCCGTAGTGGGGACTTCGGGAGAACTATCCGTCTTTTCATTCCCAAGCATGTCACCGTCACCGAGAAGGTTCCCGTCTTCCGGCTTATTCGTTATCACGGTGTAGAATGTGCCATGAAACGGGTATTCTGCTATTGCTTTTCTTTTGAGACGCATAAACTATACATCTAATGAATTTTCATTGACCCAACTCATACTACCCGAATCCATGCTTTTCAACGCTTCTTCTTCACCATACTTTTTGTACAGTGCTTTCAGACGGTCTTTCAAGTTTTGGATTATGGCAGCCGTTACCGTCTCACTACCTATGTCCTGTCTGTAACTGCCATGTTGGAGTGATGATGAAGCCACAGACCACGGACCGCTAATGACAAGTTCGTACAGTGCGATAAGGCAATGGTCTTTAGTGCATTCATCTATTTCAGAACGGTCTGAAATAAACATCAAACCGTTTTCGTATGCGATATTTTCAAGCGCATCATCTTCAAAGACAAATCTCGTAAGCCCATTGAGGTATGCTATCGGGTCAAATGATTTTTCCATAACTACTACGCAATGTATTGTACATTTAATCGTCTGCCTGACTTGTGTCTACAATTACGTGATTACGGAATGTTTTCAGTGCAGGACAAGCTGACATCATTACATCAGTATGCCATTCCTTATACAGCCCGTTGTTTGTTGTTGTATTCACAATCGTGCAGAGACCATCGTTAGCCTGAGCAAAAATCTTGGTTATTACGCTTGAACCATACTTATCAAACATCTGTTTGTCTAGGTTATTGGTGTATTCAAACTCACAAGCATATCCGGCAGGGCGGAGAACAGCAATCTTATCGTCCCAACCTTGTACGAATGTGTCTCCGGTATTGGTAAGATTACGCTCACGTTCTTCAACAATTTCAATTGGAGATACACCGGGATAATCACGGAAAGCAGCTAAGAACAACTCTCGTGTAGTAGGTGCAGTAGCGGTTGTTGCGATGTAAGCTAAAGGATTTTTCTTGAAACTTTCAATCAATTCCTTAACTTCGGCATTTTGCAGCATTACTTCGTAAAACATCTTGCGTGTAACCTGCCATACCATTGCACCTTCATACCCCCATTCTTCACGATATTTTTTCTCCTTTTCCGCCATTTGACTGAGAATCTTACATTTTTCGTCTGTCCAAACTACTGTGCCAGCTTTAGTAAAGTTCTCTGTTGGTATATCAGCCTTATGCAACGGAGCTTGAACGCCACGTGCGATATTTCGGTAGTCAATATGACCTTTAGACATTAACTGTGCAGTCATGAAGTTCATGGTTGCGTCCGCACTATCAAGTTGGGACTGTAATGTATGTACCCAAGCGGCTACCAAATCGGCATCGTTTCCAAACAACTCAAACTGTTGTTCTTTTGCTTCACGTTCCATAGCTGTTTCAACGAAACCGGGAGCGATAAAATCAGGGATGGATGCGGTGTACCAGTGCAGACCGTCCTTATCCATTTGATTACTGTCACCAAGAGGTGCACGCAAATCCATCAAAGGAGCGGCTTTCAAGTCACGTCCTTTCACAGAAAAAGTAGCGATGCCATTAGGAGCGGTAGGTGTGGGAGCACCAGCTTTTACACCTTGAGTCTTGTACCAACCATAATTAGTGTATAGCAGACCTTCTGTATTGACAAAGGATTGCAAGAAACGTTGATTGGTCTTGTCTGAAAAGAATCTTGCATATCTGCTGTTATTAAAATCAAATTTAGGCATAGTTTCGTCAATTTTAAATGTTAAACCAACCCTTAACCTTGCTCTTGTTCAAAGCTTTTAATGCAGCCGAAAGAGGTTGCATACGGTCTTCGTAGAGGAATACATCTCCTAATGCCAATGCAGGAGTGATAAGGTATCTTGCACCATCGAAATCATCTTCGGATGCAGCCGGGTCAAAAACAAAATCAAAGTCGCAGGGAAGGTATGAGTTAGGATTAGTAACCATAGCTTCTTTACCAGAACCTGCTTCTTTCGCTTCAACAAGAACAGATGAAGTTGTTAATGTTCCGAGGGTTGCGCTCAATGTAACTTTCCAAACATCGCCAGCCGTTCCGTCAGTCGCTTTTTCAACGGCTGTAACTGTTACTGCTGTTCCTTTCCCTACCAATGTGGTAGGAGCAACCATGAGAACGTCCCCTACAAACGGAATGAGGGAATACCCGTCTCTTTTCAAGTAAATAACCGTATCAGATGATTCTGATGTAGCTTTTGCAACTGCATACGATTTTAGGATGCGTATTTCGCTTCCATTAGAACCATTACTGGGAATATATTCAGCGAGCGTTCCGGCAAAAGCTCTTGCATTACCTTTGAATGGGTTTTTAACAATTCCACCACTGGTAGGAAATACAAGTGCGTCCTTCCCGCTCATCTGTAACTTCACGAAGACATAGCGATGACCACCAATGCTTCCGCGAGCCTGAACCAATGCTCTACCGGGAAGGTAGCCACTGTTCAATAGGATTTGCTGATAGAAATCTGACATTTTCTTTTTGGTTTAAATGATTATTACTTTTCTTCTCTGTGCGATTGCTTCTTTACGACAGCAACCACATCGGCAAAGTCATCGGTCTTTTCCTTACCGCCTCCCGTGCCGCCTGGAGTGATGTCGGGTGGAGTGTTAGCATTAAACTTATTGTAGCTCTTGACCAGTCTTTCTGTGAGAACATCAACATCTGTTTCAGAATCAATGTGAATCAATTCGAGTTGGTCGTTAATCCAATCCTCGTTCTTGACTTCTTTCCCTTTTAAGGCTAATTTGAGTTGATTGCGTTTGTCTGAGATAGCTTTTACCTTTTTCTCTTCCTCACGCTCTGATTTCAAATCTTGGAGTTCTTTGAGCAACTTATCCAGTTTGCTTTCGTCTCCTTTGTCATCCTTTTTATCACTTCTATCGTCCTTGTTCGGATGATTCTTTTCCCACTCTTTTATAAATTTTGAGTTGTCATTTCGTATGTTGTTATCGTCCTCTTGTAAGTCATCCAAGTAGTCGGCAACAACATCATCCAGTTCCAACTCGTCCTTATCACTCGCTTTCTCCAACCGCTTGTAGATTCTTTCTACTTTGCCGTTGAAACTTCTCTCACTCATAGCTAAGTTTTTCTTGCCGTTGTTGGTGAGTTTCACTTTCAGTGCTTCTGAAAATTGCTCTTTTGTAAACTTCATGCACTATATGTTTTATAATGATTATATGCGAAAGTAATGCTTTAATAAAAAGGTATAACTATAAAAAAATCACTGTATTTATCACTATGATAAATAGACATTGATTTAAGTATATATTACCTTATTATTAAGAGGTATTTTTGCTTTTGATGAAAGAGCAAGAAGTACATAATGCGATAGTGAAGAAGCCTTTCCGTGGTTTCCAAACCTACTTTGCTTCAACGAACGTGGATATATGTTTCGGTGCCGGCGGGGTCGGAAACGGGAAGTCATACTCTCTTGTTCTAGGATTCGCTGAACCGTTAATGCTTGACCCTGATTTTAGATGTTTAATAAGTCGTAGAAGCCTTGGGAACCAAAAAGCAGGAGGAGGATTTGTTGATACATTCAAGGACATATTCGGGGAATATGTAAAAGTTAAAGAGGCAGACACGCCACGTATATCATTCCAAAGTGGAGCGTACTGCGATTTGACTTATATAGACCCAACGAATATAGACAGAATGAGGGAGCGTGCGAAAGGATGGCAGTACGATGCGATTGCCATTGATGAGCTTACCGAAATGCCTTGGGAGGTATTTACGTACATTCAATCCCGTAATCGTGGAAAAAGCAAAACATTCACGGGGAAATTCCGTGCGACATTCAATCCTAAACGCACCCATTGGACGAGAAGATTCATAGATTGGTATGTTGGAGTTGACGGGAAGGGTATCCCTGATAGAATAGGGAAAGTCAGATTCTTTTTTGTTGCTGGGTCTACCGTTGATGATGTGATTTGGGGAGATTCAAAAGAAGAAGTTTACGCTAAGTGCAAGATACAGATAGACAGTTTGATTAAAGACTTGAAAGGTAAAGCAAAATATCAAGACTTTATTAAATCGTTTACCTTATACGAGGGCACAGTTGATGAAAATGAAGCTCTAATGGAAGGCAATGCAGGGTACGTTGGTTCAGTTGCCGCTTCTGGTACACGCTCTGCTGCTGGGCTTATCGGTGTAAACTATAATGCAGACCCAGATTCTGACGAAAAGATACCTATCCCTTCCACTTCCGCACAAGGCGTGTTCAACAACAACCCTGCCGTAAACGGTGACAAATGGATTACTGTGGATTTGGCGGATTATGGTACAGACAACCTTGTTGCACTTGCATGGGATGGATTTCACGCATACGACATTCTCATTCTTAGCAAGTCCACTCCGAGAGAAAACGCTATGGCAGTGAAGACATTTGCATTTGAGCATGGAACAGCCGAAATCCATATCATTTTTGACGCGACTGCCGGACGGTACTTCAATGATTACATTCCCGATGCAGTACCTTATATCTCGCTAAATAAACCTTTCGGGCTTTACCAGCTTACCGCAATGACAGTCAAGGATATGTGCTATATCAGATTATGCAAGATGATAGAGGAAGGCAACTTGACATTTGATGATAAACTTGCCGTTCAGACTTACACTCATCAAAACTTGAAATACAAAGTGACGGTTGAGAACGAGTTTATGGAAGAATGCTCCGTTGTGCGGTTTGACGATATGCAAAGTGGAAAGAAGCGGCTTTGGAACAAGAAAAAGATGAACCAGATGTTAGGGAAAGGCAGGTCTATGGACTTGTTAGACCCATGCGCTATGAGAATGTTTCCGTGCGCTAACATCGAATACGGAAATGAGATTCAAGCAGGGTATTACAATCACGAAGAAGAAACCAAACAAGCGAGCCATGCACAGACAGAAGGAAGTATTTACGATGAACATTTATGGTATTAAGTTAGGAAATGATTAGCTACAATGACATAAAGGATATTATCAATTCCCTTAAAACAGAAGGAATTGAAGCAAGGGTAAGAGATGTTGCCTATTTGGTAATGTGTGATTCTTTCGTAGATAAGGCTCTTGCTGCAAAGGTTGCTTACCAAGATGAAAAGCCTTCAAACAAGGTGTTATCCATGCTTGCCGAGAAACTGAAACCTTTCGGCATCGGTGCTATCACTACCATATCTAAAGATGAGAACCGAGAAGCGTTGCTGAAAGAAATATCGGAGATGAAACAGATTGCTGACGATGCGAAAACAAGTGGAGATTCAGACACTTTTATCAAAGCAAGTAAGGTCGTGTTGGATGCACGCGTGAAGCTGAACGATAAATTCAATATTGAAGAGGAAGAGGGGCAGAAGCGAATAATCGTTGTTCCGCAGAAGCACGACATTATCTGCAAATGGACTTCGAGAGAGTGTTCTGCAATGCCGAGCAAGGAAGCATGCATGAAGTATTACAACCTAATTGATGCGGAAAAATGACACGGGAAGAGAAAAAAACATATCTATTGCGGAACGTAAATGCCTTGTTGCAGAAGAAACCGTTTTTCAGAGGAAGTGACACTTGCTCTACAAACGACTATTCCGACGGTCAGTCCGCAATCATTACCGAAACACGCACGGCAAGGCTTCCGAATGTAAAAAAGAATATCGTTTCGCAGGAAAAGTTCCTGAAAGAACTTGACCCGATGAGCCATGAGGTATTATTTGATCAAAACTTGCCGAGCATTTGCGTGAAGTTAGAAGATGGGGGATATCAGGAAATCAAGTTCCAGCGCACGGCATTGGCTTTCCAAGAACAGATACTGGCGAGCCACGTAATCTACCTTTGCGGGAATCCCTGTACATTGTCTTTGAGAGGTGGCACTCCTTCCGAGAAAGATAAAGCTAACTATTCCACAATCAAGGAGTATTGGGTAGACAGGAATATGGATGGATGGCGTACAAAGGCAGTCCGTTCGCAACTTGCAACAGGCGATGCAGGACTCCTGTTTTATTATGACTATAAAGGACGTATCAAGTGCCGCCTGATAAGTTATGAAGATGGTTACGTAATCATATCACACAACGACAACAACGGTGACAGGCTTCTTGAAAGTGTCTATTATGCCGATGCGGACGGTGTGGAATACATTGACAGTTACGATGATACCTACATGTACCGTATGCACACACCGATAGACGGTGAAGAAGCAGGCGAGGACGGTTTTGTAAGAGAACTTCCTATATTGCACGGTTTCAGTGAGATACCATTGTGTACCAAACGTGGTAATGTGGCGTGGAACAACGGACAGAGTCTTATCGAGATTTACGAGATTATCTACAACATCTTCTTTGTCATTCAGAAACGGAACGGCTGGGGCATTCTGTATATTAAAGGCAATCTGTCAGAAACGACAAAGAAACTTGCAGGGAGTATCATTTTGCAAGACAAGTCAATGGACGGTAACGGAAGTGCAGAGTTCAAAGCACCGCCCAGTCCGCAAGGTATGCTTGACAGTCTGCAAGATTTGTTCGAGAAGATACAGATAAACACCTCATGCACATTTCTTTTGCCTAAAGATGTCAAGTCAAGTGGTGACATAAGCGGACTGGCTATTACGCTGACCCGTGATTTAGATTTGAAGAATGCCCAGCAAGGGGTTATCGAGTGGCAGAATTTTGCAGACAAGATGATGCGCCTGTTCAAGGAGGGATTAGCCAAAGAATTGGTAAAAAAAGGCGAGAACGTAAATGCCATTACAGAATTTGACAAACTTCGTGTCAGCTGTAAGTTCAAGATATGGCAGCCGTTCAGTGCAACTGAGTATAACAACATGCTTATCTCAATGAAACAGGCTGGTATTCTCTCCACGAAAACGGCTATCGAAAAGAACACGGAGAGCACACCCGATGAGGAGCAACGAGTGACTAAGGAAGTTAAGGAAGCAGAAGAAAAGGTGATTGCCCAACAGCAAGCCAACAAAACGAACAAGCAGGAAGGAGGTAATAATGAATAAACAAGTGATAAACATAGATGCCAACTTCATTAAAGAGATTGCCAAAATGCAAGAGCGAATTGATGAAACAGATAACGCAATTTTCAATCTATTCATGAAGATACAAGACGTTAATCGACTTGATATTATGTATGATGGTGAGAATAGAGATCTGTACCATCACATTTATATGTTCATCGAATATGTCCTGCATAAGTTTCCAAATATATACGAAGAATTCAGAGAAAACAAACAACACAAGTAATGGAGAAACAGAGCCTATACATATACAAGCTGGATACACATGGGGAAAAAGTCAAATTTCCCAACGAAACCATGTCTGCAAAGCTGGGTGAATACACTTACACGGCACAGCGCATGGCCGGCACTCCTACGCTTACCGCCACGCTCAACTATCCGTCTTGCTTGGATGAAGAGTGGACTGGAGAGGAATTTGTGGAGTTCAGAGGTGAGAGATACTATGTCGACCAAACCCCTACATCTTCAAAGGACAACAAGAGCATTATGTATAAGCATGAACTCCAGTTCGTTTCAGAACGTATCGTATTGGAGAACGTGTATTTCATGGATGTGGTGACAACTGGAACAGATACTTATCATTCCAACTCTACTTCTGTGAAGTTCATGGGAGACATAAACGAGTTTGTAGGTCGCCTTAACGCTTCAATGGCAAAATCGGGTATCGGATATTCGGTAGTCATAGATGATGATATTACTTCCGATTCCAAACTTGTTTCACTTGACAATGTGTATCTTGCAGAAGCGTTACAATCCATATATACCATATACGAACTTCCTTATTACTTTGTAGGTAAGGTTTGTCACATAGGATATACAGAGAATGTAATTTCTACTCCCTTCGAGTATAAGAAAGGGCTTGTATCAATAAAAAAGACAAACGCCAATTATAAAATTGTCAATCGCGTTACTGGTGTTGGTAGCTCTGATAATATCCCTTTCTACTATCCGAATGATGATGAAAAAGGTACTATAGAACGTACACAAAACCTTATGCCTTCCATTTACAGACAAACAAATGGAGCGGAAAGATTCTACAATGCGCTTAACGACACGTATAAGATACCTGGCACAAATGATTACTACTCTTTCAAAAATACATTTTCTTCTAAGAAGGTAAAAGAGATAAAGGTAGATTTCAGCGATATAAAGCCTACCATAGAAAATGTGACAAACGCTTCGGGACAGTTATTTGGTGAGATTGCGGATATTGCTTTTGATGCTAATGATAGTGACGAACTCGGAACCGGAGAAGGGAATAATATATTCAATGATACAGATGAGTATGTACATTCTTATTTCTACATAAAATTACATATATATAATGGAGATTACGGCTTTAACCTGTTCGAACAGGGTTTGGAGGGTGGTACGGCTGTAATCAATATGACTACGGGTAATTGCGCTGCTTGCGAGTTTGAAATAGGAGTTACCTATAAGGACAATGAACCGGGAAGGGCATTCAACCCTGTATTGGTGGATTCTTCCGGGAACTTACCGGCAGGAGATTTTGAGCAGAAGGTTACTTCACAACCATCCCAATATGTAGAAAGCCAACAAAACACTTCTACAAATGAAGTTTGGATTGCAGTAAAAAAGGACAATACCACTTTCGGAATTGTTATGCCTAATGCCACCAATAACTATAAGCCTTCTGTCGGGGATAAATTTGTGATTACAGGCATTAAGATGCCCAAGTCCCTTGTACTCGCTGCTGAGAAGAGATTGGATGAAGCATTGATAAAGTATATGTCAGAGAATAATGACGAAAAATTCACATTCTCTGTCAATTTTTCCAGAGTATTTCTTGCAGACAATATTCAATTAGCAGAATTACTAAATGAGAATGTTCGCATGTATATAAAATACAACGAACATGAGTATCTTATGTATGTAAATTCATTTACTTGTAAAGCGGATAAAAATTGCTTATATTACATATCTGTTGAATTAACAGACAAATTATCTGCAAATGTTTCTGCATTACGAAGTACTATTACAGAAATTGCAGGCGATATCATAGGTAATACATTGGGAGGGAATAGTATTTCTACTACTGATATCTTAGCAAAAGTCTCTCGACATTTTCTCAGTAAAACACAAGATGACCGTACCCCGCACAAGTTATCCTCTGACAAAGCTTTTGAAATAGGGAAATTTGTCAGTGGTAGTACAGGTGGTATCATAATGGTTGATAAGGAAACAGGTCAAACCTATGCGGAGGTTGATAAACTGAAAGTCCGCATGAAAGCCTATTTCGAATCATTGGAGATACAAAATGTAAATTCTGTAGGTGGAAAGATAGTTCTAACTCCGGGTGGTGCTGTTACGCTTATTGATGTTTGGACCAAGGGCACCATTGAACAAACGCCCATACTTTCAATGGCAGACGGGAATCCTATATTGCTTGCAGATGGCAGTGAACTCCAATTGATGGATAAAGAAACGGTAGACAATGGCGTCCCCGAAGGCGTGTACAGATGTTTCTTCCTTGCCGAGCAGGACGGTGTGGAAGTGGAGAACCGCTTCCGTGCAGGCTTCCAGATACAGAGCAAAAACTTCAACATACAAAAACCGGGAGAATACCAACAGGTAGCGAACCATTATTATTGGCGTTTATGTGTAGGGGCAAGCAAAGAGCCTATCAATGTCGGCATATACAAATTGCACTATATTGACCTCAGCATGGCGGATTGCGACACAGGCAGTGATATTCCGGCAAAGGGTGATACTGTAGCTCACCTTGGTGCACGAATCAAATGGAAAGGCATTGATAACAAGGACGTGACGGATGAAAGCAATATTGACGCACAGAATGCCATTGTTTTCTCTTCTACCGATGTGTTCAGCCCGAGTGTTACTCTGTATCATGGTATAGACTCCTACTCCTACTTGAACAAGGAGTATGTTGAGTATGGCGTAGACAAAACTAACAACAAGGCGTTTTTCCATGTATACGGTGATGCGTATATTGGGGACCGTGATGGTAACAGCTTTGTTAAGTTCACCCAAGGTGAAGGTGTGGAAATAAAGGGCAAGCTCTCTGTGGGCACCACTATCGGTAACGGTGATACCATTGAAGACGCCCTCAAGAAAGCTTCCGAGAAGTACAAAGAGGACTTGGACCCTCTGAAAGAGTACATCAAGCAGGAAATAGATAATATCCAGAATCAGGTTGACGGTGCGATAGAAACATGGTTTTACGATCCGGTGCCCACCCTTGAAAATATTCCCGCATCCGACTGGGATACAGATGAGAAGAAGACCAATCATTTGGGAGACCTCTATTACAGCAAGGAGGGAAAAGCATACCGATTCCAATATGAACAAGGAAAGGGATGGTATTGGAATGCCATTACCGATACGGATATTGTCAAGGCTCTGGAGAACGCCAAAAAAGCACAGGACACCGCAGACGGCAAAAGACGCATCTTTGTGAGACAACCGCAGAATTCCGATGCATACGACATAGGTGATATGTGGGTAAATGCGACCTACGGTAGTACTTACAAGGACGATATGCTCAGAGCGAACACTTCAAAAAAGGCAGGGGAAGCGTTCAGTATTTCCCATTGGGAGCTTGCGTCCAAATACACCGATGACACGGTGGCGAAAGAGGCACAGAAAATAGCCGAAGAAACAAAGAAAGCGGCTGAAAAGCTGGATAGTACTGTAAGTTCCATGAAGGACTTTACCGATGAAGCATTCAATGATGGTATCGTAGACAGAGGTGAGGCGGCAGCCATTCAGAAGTATTTAAACACTATAGCCACAACCCAAAAGGATGTAACGGAGTCCTATAGCAAGATTATAGAGAACGAGCTTCTTGATGAAGGTGTGGTAAAAACAGAGCTGGAAACGGCATACCGGCTTTTCAACAATTCGGCACAAGAACTGATTAACACCATAAACGGTGTCATTCAGGACGGCAAGACCACTGCTACAGAAGTGGCTATGGTGGACGGAAAGTATTCCGCATTCAATCTGAAATATGGTGACTTTATCGCCCATATCAATGCCGCAAACAATTATATACAGGAAAAGTTGAACGCTTCCATCAAGGAGATTTCAAAGAATATAGGTGATATATCTTACTTGACGAAAGCACTGAAGGAATACACCAATATTGAAGGAGGTCTTATCCAATCCTCATTGTTGGCGTTGGGATACACCTCTGATAGCGGATTCAAGATAATGAGCGGCACGAACGGTGTATACCAATCCGACAAGCGTGGCGGAGGTATTGCTTCCTGGTGGGGAGGTTCCATGCTGGACAAATTCGACTATCCTGAAAACGGTGCTCCCGAAAATGCCGCCAAGGGGCTTGTCCGTTTTGACGGTACCGGATATTTTGCCAACGGTGCACTTTGGTGGGAAGAAGATGGTACACTCCATGCAGACCCGTTGTCATTCTTTGTCGGTGAGGAAACGGTCGGTGTATTACTGTCGGCATTTAAGTTCTTGCGCTCGGCAGAATTCAAATATATATTGGAACCTCAATATCCGTTCACTCATATAAAAGCCATCAATTCTGTCCAAATCGGTAATGCCATGCTGAAATATGACGCGACCAATAATGCCGTATATGTAGAGAAGGATGATGGGTCTATGGTTAATTTCTACGCTACAGGCGAAGTATCCGCATTCGGTTCGACAACCGGTGGTGGAAGTGGTGCTACCTCATTGGGCATGCTGGACGATGTAGACCTTACTGTTCCTTTGTCTGACGGTATGGTATTGACCTACGACTCGGTTAAAAACAAGTGGACGAATAAAAAAAGCGGTGGCGGTTTGGATATAAACGCCATGTGGGATGAGCTTGCCAAGTCTGACACGTCCAAGACGATTCATTTCTCCCATATACCTGATTTGAGCAGTGTGTATGCCAAACAGGTTAAGTTGGGCACGGTTGCTTATAGTGTGGCTAGTGGTGTGATATCGCTTCCCGCCTATCCGACGATACCGACCGCGTTAAAGAATCCCTACGGACTAACTATAAGTCTTAACGGAACGAGCCAAGGTTCTTACGATGGAAGCGCTTCGAAGAGCATCAATATCACGGCTTCGAGCATCGGTGCCGCAATTTCCTCGGACTTGTCTAAATACGTATTGAAATCAGGTGATACGGTAACAGGCAATCTTACAATAAACGGAACGACAACGACTAATAATATAGTCCTTAACAAGGCTGGTAATTATGGTAATAAGATAAACTTCGGTGACGGTGATTACGTATTCTTGAAGGAGGTGTCTGATGATGCATTGACTATATACGGAAGCAAGGGTATATATCTTAACGGTTCGGGCTTTGGATATAGCTTTGGCTCAGATGGTTTGGTTCCAACATCCGGCAGCAAGAATCTTGGAGGAGGTTGGAATAGTAACATGTGGAGCGCTATTTGGGCAGATAAGATTGGATGTGTTAGGATTGGTAATAACGTTAATGATGTTCATGATGGTAGTTGTCCTTGGTATGGAATTAATTTTAATTATAATAATAAGGTAATTCTTTCCGGTTACTATGGGATTGGTTTCTATACGTCAGCTGGACAGGTGGCTAGTATGGACGGTGAAACTGTTAATATTACTAACCTAAGCTGTTACAATAATGCCAATTGCAGGGCGTCATACGTTTCGTCAATGACAGACAGTTGGGATCATACATGGAGCATTTTCCAAAATGTAGATAATTGTGTATTCAGAGCAAATCAATTGGCGATGATGTCCAATAGTGGTTCTGCTTGCAGACCTATCATTGGATGGAAGGATATATTGAGTGGAGCCGGGTTTATTACCAGTTATACAATCGGTTGTATTAGAGGGAATAATAAATGGGGAAGTATGTTAATTGCCGTATCTAATTCTGATGATGGCTCTACGAATGGCGTGCACTTGCAATTAAACGGAGAAGGCACTGCTGATATAGTGGCTTCAAGATTCACCGTCCATGGGAATTTTCTTTCAAACGGTGAAGTTACCGCCTATTCGGACATCCGATTGAAATCAAACATAGTGACACTAAGAAACAGGGGATTTGTAACCCCCAAGACTTACATTAAGGACGGAAAGGAAAGCATCGGATTCATAGCTCAGGAACTTCGGGAGTTATACCCTGAGCTCGTCACCGAGACAAACACGCCCGAGAAATATCTTTCAGTCAATTACGCCCAATATACTGCAGTATTGCAGGCTCAGATTATCGAGCTGTACGAAGAGATTAAAAACTTGAAAGACAAATTTATAAATTAAAGGCTATGGTTACATTATTGGTTATTTCGATTATTCTGTTTGTGTCCTATATCGGATACGCGATTGGTAAGAACGGTGTCCCTGCAAGCATCAGCGACACTTACTATCAGTTCGGCAAGAAAGGTTGGCTGTTCACAGTATTCTGCCTTGTCGAATCATCCCTGTTGATTGCCTCGTTCATTGAAGCTAGCAGGGAAGAGTACCAGTTCCTGGCGTTCATCGCAAGTGCATCATTGGCGTTTGTCGGCTCGGCTCCCTTGTTCAAGGAGGACTATAACCGCAATATCCATTATGTAAGCGCGGGAATCTGCGCGCTTGCCTCTCTTGTATGGCAAGTGTTGATGAGTTTTTGGTACGTCCCTCTTATAACCTTCCTTGGCGGTGTAATCGTATTGGCATGCCTTAAGTTCAAGAAGCCTGTGTTTTGGATGGAGATGTGTGCCTTTATCTCGACTTATATAACCCTGTTACTGCTCTACTGATATGGCTAACTCGAATAACGTAATTACGTCTCCTGTCAATCTGAGGAGTGACGTTGCTTCCGTTCTTGGGACGTCTGAAACGAATGTGAGCGGGTTATGCACGAGCCATGAGATTAATATGTGGTCAAGATGTAAGCCTGTCCATATTGCCTCTGCCGCTCCTGACAGGAGCATGCCATCTGACGGTGAAGGAGCTTGGTGGAAAGGCTCGATGAGGAATTGCGGCATTAAGCCGCCCCCTGTAGCATCTTATGAGGAAATCCCCAAGTTGTATACAGGAAACAAGATGAACGGATATATCTATGAGAGACCTTGGGGCGGAAGTGCGAGTCCGTACAGGTTGGCTGATTTCTTGCTGTACAAGCACGATGCGCAACCGCCATTCCATAGCTTCTATTGCGATTCCAAGGTCTCTATGTATGGCTCTATATCGTGCTCTCTTGCGCGAAATGTTACTACCGCAGATAAATCAGGTCCCGGCTCGGTCGAGCTGTCCGATATGGAATCCGCTACCAACCTTGATACATGGTGGTTTGGGGCGATGTTGGTTGACTCGTCCAACAGAATTGTGAGGAAACTGGCTAATGTCAGAGCGGGGGTTACATTAGAGATGCCTGCCAATGGTCTGACACTTGGTCAATACTACGATGTATATCCGTTTTTTTGCATGAATAAGATTGAAAGTATCATCGAGGCGGATAAGGCTAATCTGTTTTTGCCTGTCATGAACTGCTCTCCCGGCAGGGTTAAGTATGTATCGGAAGAAGAAGCGGGCGGTTTGGTAATCAATCTGACAGCCGAATATGTGACTAACTCAATGACCGGGCTTAACACTGCGGTTAAATGGAATCTTAAACTTACGTATTATTCAGTCGGGAGCAAAACGCTTACTAATAATTGGATTACACTAAGGCGTGTGGTCTCGGATGAAGATATGGGCAGGGAAAAATTACAGGATTTCAATCTGATTCAAGACAGAGAGGTTGAAATATTCGGGACATTCAGCTTAACTGATTTTCTTGGCGAGTACTACGTATATCTACAGCTTAACACGAACGAGTACACGAAGAAGGCGTTCCCGCTCAAGCTTGACCCGAACCCCGGACCGATACAGTAAAGAATATACTAATCATTAAATTATACAGATATGGAACTGATACGAAAAAAAGAAAGTATTACAAGGCTTTATGAAAATGGCGAGGTCTCAAACAACACAACAAATGATATCCAATATATCGTATTGGATGGAGATTCTTATGTCGGCACAGCCTCTATCATGCCCACAGGGTTTACCATGACAGTAGGCATGAAAGCTCCCATCGAAGATATAGAGAGTATGCTTAGAAGCATATTGTCTTCCATTCCCAAGGAAGGAGGTGCAAAATGAAAATCAATGAAATCATCAGAAAAATGAGTTTTTTGCAACTCGTGCCGCTGAAATCGGATGAGGGTGCGCCACTTGCCAATAAAACGAAGGTGAAGATTATCTTGAATTTGGTAGCCTACGAAAGGGCAATGGAGAGCTTTAACGAAGATATGCGCGGTATCTATGCCAAGCTGAAACCCGAAGGCTATGACGCCCAAGCCTTCCCACGAGTGAATGAATTGGAGAAGAAAGGAAACATAAGCAGCGAAGAAAAACAGGAACTTGAGTCGATTAAGCAGAGTGAGGAATACCTCTCTTATGTTGAAATGAAAAAAACACTGATGCGCGAGTTTGAAGAGGCAAGAGGATGCGCTTCGGCAGACAATGACTATACAGTCAGCGAAAGGACACTCACGGACGATGATTTGGTTTCCATTGCGGAAGTTATCCCTTCGGATAAGGAGTTTGCAATCGGCAGGAATGAAGATGGGGAAATCAAGGTTAA